ATAAACATAAAGATGTTATATGGTGGCAATCAGAAGAAGTCATTGTTCCTTATAGGTCACCGATAGATGGAAGAGTACATAGATACTTTCCTGATGTAGTTGTACATAAATATGATGGACTTGGTAAGAAGCATACTATAATGATTGAAATTAAACCTTATGGCCAAACGCTTCCACCAAATCCAGCAAATAAAAATAAGACACCGACTGGTCGAGTGTCAAGAAGATATCTTAACGAGGTTAAGAATTATGGAATTAATAGCGCAAAATGGAAAGCAGCTCGATCGTATTGTGCAGACCGTGGATGGCAGTTTGTTATTATGACAGAAAAAGACGGAATAGCAGGTAAATAAATGGCAATTACAAATTACGCTAAATTATTGCAAGAAGCGAAGAATCAAGCGCAAGGTAAAGTTCATCGCGGTACTACAGTATTTAATGATATATTAGTAAAAGGTATTCGTGCAGGCGAGATGCCAGCTCGTTCAAAAACATCTCGAACCTGGTACAGAGACCAAGCAAAAAAAATCAGCAGAACAGGTTCAGGTAGTTCTGGAGTATCTGGTGCATCAATGATTGCAACTGGATTAAAAGAAAAAGACCGTGCAGTTAATTTTATTGAACCAGGAATGATGTACACATTTGCTTACGACCCTAAACATAAAGCTACACTTCCTTATTATGATAGATTCCCTTTGATTTTCCCAATAAATAAAACAAAGGGTGGATTTATGGGAATTAACTTTCACTATTTACCACCTATGATGCGTGCTCAGTTAATGGATGCATTATATGGTATTACGAACAATAAGAGATATGACGAGAGTACTAGATTAGGTTTGAGTTATGATTTATTAAATAGCGCTGCTAAGTTTAGATTTTTTAAACCAGCATTAAAGCAATATTTAAATAAACAAATGAAATCTCGTTTTATTTACATCAATCCTACAGAATGGGATGTTGCATTGTTCTTACCATTAGCACAATTTGAGAAAGCATCTAAACAGAAAGTTTACGCAGACAGCCGAAAAATGGTAACAAGGTAATAATATATGTCATTTAGAATAAGCGATTTTAAAACAACCATGGATAGGTTTGGTGGTCCTGCACGACCTAATCTATTCGAAGTTTTAATTTCTAAAGCACCAGAACCAAGTTCAAGTATGGACGCTAGAAGTATATCATTCTTTTGTAATCAAGTCAATTTTCCAGGAGTTCAAGTTGAGCAAGGACAGATGACTAATGTTGCACAATTACCAACATCATTTCCAATGCGAATGACTCCACAACCAATTACTTGTACGTTTTTATTAGATAGCGATCACAACGTACTTTCATTTTTTCACAATTGGTTGCAAAGAGTTATGAACTTCAGTACTAAAACTGGCACATTTGGTGCAATCGACGGTGAACAGCTTCCATACGAATTGGGTTATAAAGATGAATATGCTTGTCGTATGAATATAAGACATTATAGTACAGAATCTTTAGGCAAAGGCTCACAAGCTAAATATTATGAAACAACAATGGAAAACATTTATCCGTTTGCTATTAGTGATACTGCATTAGCATGGGATAGCAATGACCAGTTTGCTACAATTACTGTATCATTCGCATATGACCAAATATATTATTCCGGTGATAAAGTAGGAACACAAATACAAAGAAAAAGTGGTGGATTACTTGATACACTTTCAGACATTGCAAGTTTTATTGATGTAACGAAACAAACAATAGGACAAGGCAAAATAACAAGCATTCAGGATGCTGTTAACAGATTACAACGAGTTAGAGGTTCATACGATAATCTTTCAGATTTTTTTGATGGACCTACTAATGCACAAAGAAATAAAACAATAGATGAAGCTGGCAAAAGAATGTCTCAAAGAGTTAATGCAGATTTACAGCAAAAAATTGATGCTAAATTATCTGCACAGATACAAGACAAATTAGACAACTTACCAGGCAACTAAATATATTATATGATAGGAGATTTATAGAATGTCATTACCAAAAATTGATTTACCAATTGGGGAATTAACACTTCCATCAACAGGTGAAAAAGTACAATATCGACCATTTAGTGTAAAAGAAGAAAAGATTCTTTTAGTAGGTCAACAAAGCGGAGAAGCAGAATTAGAGTTATTATCTGCAAAACAAGTTATAGGTAATTGTTTACTTGATAAAAATGTTGATGAGCTTGCAATGTTCGATTTAGAGTACGTGTTACTCTACCTAAGAGCAAGGAGTGTTAACAACATTATTGCGTTTACAATTACAGACGAAGATACAAACGAAGATGTTGAATTACAGTTCGACATTGATAATATAGTATTAGAAACTCAAGAAGGTCATACAAAAGAAGTTGTAATTAATGATGAATTTAGGTTATTTTTAAGATATCCAACTATTAAAGAATTTCATCAATTAGTTACTGCAGATAAAGATGACCCATTGCTTGACTATATTATGTTAGTATCTTGTTTAGATTATATTGCATCTGAAGATGAAGTACATTATTTTAAAGAATATAATGAAGAACAAATTACTGAATTTATGGATAGTTTATCTGGTGACATGATAAAGAAAATCACTGGATTTTTTGAAACTATGCCTAAATTAAAACAAGAAATGAAATACACTAATAGTAATGGAGATGAGAAAACATTTGTTGTGGAGGGAATGCGAAGTTTTTTTACCTAGCGCTGAGTCATATTAACCTGCAAAATTACTATGACACTAATTTTGCGATGGCCCAGCATCACAAATGGAGTATTAGTGAAATTGAAAATATGATGCCATACGAAAGAGATATATATTTTGAATTATTAGTTAATCATATTAAAGAACAAAACGAGAGAGCTGAACAAGCAAAAAACGGATAAAATAAATGGCCACGGCAACGACATTAGATGACATTAGAAAACGACTGATACGCGAAGGTGAACTTCTGCGTAACGACGGTGCTCACTCAATTAAATCTGTCAAAGAAACTATAGTAGAAAAGCTTAAACCTGCTCTTGACGGAATACATAAAGCTATGACTGGTGTTCAAGCTTTAAATACGGAACAATCTGAATTTAATAGAATGAAAGCCGAAAGGGATTTAAGGCTAGAAGATTTAAACGAAAAAGAATTAGAAGAGTATAAGAAAAATAACGCTGATATCATTAAGCGTGAACAAGAATTCGAAAAGAAAGATTTAGCAGCAAAAGAAAAACATCAGAAGCAAAGAGAAAAATCAGACCTAAAAATATTTGGCAAAGACGGTATTCTTATTAAAGGGATTAAAAAGGCATTTAGTCTTGCAACGATCGCAGCTGTTGCTGCTATAGGATATACCGCGCTGTCAGGATTTTTAGAAGGTTATTTACCGGATTATTTTGGACCAGAAGGAAAAATAGCTGATTTACCTAGTGTGTTTGAGATAATAGGTGGCATTCAAAAAATATTTACTTCCGTTGATGTAGAACAATTACAGAAAAACTTAGCATTTATTTCAAGTGCTGACTTCTTAAGTGCAATGACAGTTGCAGCTGGAGGTTATGGCGCAGTTAAAGTAGTAGAAAAAGGAGCAGGTGTTCTTTCAACTGTTGCTCTTGCTAGAATGTTTACGCCAGGGTCTGGCGACGCAAATGATGGAAGTTTAAAGAAAAGAAAAACTGCAATACGAGTCGGTATAGCTGGTCTTATATTTGGTGCTATAGAATTTGCAATGCCTGCATTAACCAAATTTCTTAGAAAAGACGAGTTTTCACCAGCTGCTCTTGCAAAAGTTCCAGTAAGACCTAGCGATATAGGTTCTGTAGCTGGTAACGCAGCGCAAGCTGCAACGATCGCAATGTTATTTGCTCCTACTGGACCTATAGGAGCGGGAATTGCTGGTATAGTAACATTTATGGGATTAACTGCTCTAGATGTTGTTAACCATAATAAAGATGCTGATACTTATAGCAACAATTACGAAGATGTTTTATTGGGCGAAGGTAGCGAAGTAGGTATATTAAAGGGAAAATTAAAAAGAGCAGAACAACTACGAGATACTTTAAAACTAACTGATGACCAATTAGCTCAATTAGATTCAAATATTGCAAATATTAAAGAAGCTATTGCAGAAGCTGAACGCATTGCAAAAGAAAAATCCCTAAAAGCATATGAAGCTGACCTTGCAAGATTTAATGAAATTAAAGCAAGGCGTGGCAGTTATGTTAATGAAGATGGAACATATTCACAAGAAGTTATGAGTGCACTGTATGCTGAGTCAGCACGAATGCAGTCAATGTCAGGTGGAAGAATATATAGCGCGAAAGCTGCAGAGAATTATGCTCAATCTATGATTAACCAGAATAACGATCCAAATTCTGCTAATTATAATAACATATTTAGAATTATCAGTGAATTTCAAGCTCGCGATGATAAACAATTAGAAACCATAACAAGCCAAATAGTAAACCAAGCTAAAAACGACCCAATCATTTCAGCTATTTTAGATAATGAAGGTATACCTTCGTTTAATCGTGGTACAAAAGGATTTAAAGACTTTGGCCAAGGAACATTCGCAATGCTTCACGGCGAAGAAGCAGTTATTCCAAGAGCAAGTTTAGAAGGACAAATACTTGAAGGATTAAGAACAGGTTCAAGTATTGCTAATATGTCTGAAAAAATTGCATCTGCAATGTCATCAGCAAATAGTGGCAGTCCAATTGTTGTTAATAACGTAAACAATAGTACTAATCCTATATCAGTTCAATCATCAACTGGTGGAGCAAGAGTAGCAAATACTCGTATCTCCGGTGGCGGAGGCGGCGGTGGAGGCGGAAGCTACATCGACATGCCTGGATTAGTTACATAAAAAAAGGACCCAGTTACAGGTCCTCCAAAAACGGCCGGGCAGGATGTCACCTACGTGGATTGTTTTTGATTAGGCTCCCCTAAGAAAATCTAATACTGTTTCAGGTGATGTTTCTCCATAAGGGTCAGTTTCACAATCATCAGATTTACCAGGTTCGACAAACATCTTTTCGACCACGCCATCATTTACAATCATAGCATATCTCCAAGACCTTGCACCAAAACCTAGGTTATCTTTCTTTACAATCATATCCATTCCAGCAGTAAATTCGCATGAACCATCTGGTATAAATTCAACATTTTTAACGCGTTGGTCTTGTAACCAAGCATTCATAACGAAAGAATCATTACATGATATACAATAAATATTATCAATTCCTTCTGCTTTAAAATCCTCAAACCTTGCTTCATAGCCAGGTACTTGGAAGTTAGAACATGTTGGAGTAAACGCACCAGGTAAGCTGAATACAACTACCCTTTTACCACCAAAATAATCAGCAGTCGTTGGATGTTGCCATTCAAAATCACCAGTATCTATATTTCGAGAGCGAGTTTTAAATGTTACGTCGGGTATTCTTTTAGTTTCCATAATATATTCCTATTTAGTTAGTGAGAGGGCATTACACCCTCTCGTCAAAGTTATTCTACTAAGAATTCCTTTTTGTTATCGATTTTAATTTTCTGTGGCTTCTTGTGGTCTGGAATAATTCTTTCCAATCCAATAGTCAATAAACCATCTTTGAAGCTAGCTCCGACGACTTCAATGTCATCTGCAAGAGTAAAGCTTCGAGTGAATTTCCTTTTAGAAATTCCTTTGTGAACAAAATCATCACCACCATTATCTGTATCATATACAGACTTAATAGTTAATTGATTTTCTTTAACTTCAATATCTACATCTTTATCTGAAAGACCTGCTAAGGCAAGTTCAATAGAGAACTTTAGCTCGTCTTTAGAAGCGCGAATATTGTAAGGTGGAAAACCTGATTGCGTTTGTCTAGCAGGGTGGTTTTCAATTTCGACCAATCTATCAAAGATTCGGTCAAAGCCCACTGTGAACGGGGCGAGGTTGTGTATATTAAATCCAGTCATTGTTATCTCCTTTTAAGCAAGATTATTGTTATACTAAATTGGTGGCTGTTAGCACACCGCTAATGTGAACCGATAATTCGTATTCACAATTTTATTTATACAGACTGTGTATTTTGCTTGATAAAAATCTTAATAAAGTTTCTTATTTCACGAGATGCTGACGTATCATCATCTTTACATAGTTGTATGAATTCTTTTTTCTGTTCTTTGTTAATTTTAATAATTAACGTATCATCTTTAGTCATAATTAGTTCACCTTTTTGTCACACAAGTGTAACAATTGATATAAATATAATGTATATACTATATATTAACAAAAGGTAATACCATGCAATACATTAAAAAACAACTTAATAGCTTTCATTTACTAATGAAGCAGAACAGAATCCAAAACGTTTGGAGAAAAGTTCTTTAAGTTCCAGTACTTCCTATACCACCTTTCCTATCAGTTTTCTGTAGCGGTGGTTCAGAAATTTCTACCAAATCATAAGTTTGTACAGGCTCTATAACACATTGTGCTAATCTTTCACCGTGTACAATACGAATTAAACTATCTGATATATTGAGCGCCAAAATATGCGTTTCATCAACATAATCAGAATCTATAATACCTACACCATTACTTAATGCTAAACCTCTTTTAGAGGCTACACTACTACGAATATACATTTTCATAACGTGATGTTCAGGTATGTCGAAAATTAAACCTGTTGGAATCAGAGCTCTTTGCCCTGGATGTAGAAGAAAGGCAGGTTGACCTTCAATCTCTTTAGTTAATACTTCTACTTTTCTATTAACTGTATTATACGCTTTTATTTTTTCACCAGTCACAAAGGCTGCAGACAAGTCAAAACAAGCACTGCCTGTGGTAGCGTAATTTGGAAAGATTGCACATTCTTTTGTTTTATAAACATTCATAATCAATAACCATATTATAACATAAATTTATGTTTTTGTCAACTACTTTTTGATGTTCCTATATTGTACTTGACTGTCAATTCCCAATCATCTTTTTCTTTATAAGAAATAATTTTGATTTGGTTTAGCGATGCGACAGGGTCTTTCGTCTTTTCGGCATCTACAATTTTTACGAGTTCCCACTCTTCTAAAAGATTAACGATCGTGTTTCTACGAGCGTGGTCTTCTTCTGTAAAAGTATTATGCTTACCATCAAGGATAAACAATTCTTTAAAATGCAGAATTGAGTATCTACCCTTTTTGTGCAGTATGTGACAGGACTGAAATAGTTTCTTATCTTTACGACTTGAAATACCAATCCTTGTGAGTGTTTCTTTAATTTTTAAGAAACTATCAGGCGTAGGAAGCGTTACTTCAACGCCTACACCTCTAAAAATATCTTCTTGTTCCATGATACATATTCACCTTTAATTATTATGTGACTGATGGTATATAACCACTATAGGATTATTTATCTTTTTCAAAACTTAACCACCTGTCACGAGGCGTGCATGGACATCTTTAAGTTGTTCTTCATTGAGAACTTTAAGATATTGTTTTGCTACAGTACGATTACATTGGTATACTTCTTGGATTGCATCGAGATTAATATCTTTATCAGCCTTCGGCCATTTAGAGAATCTCTTACGCTTTCGCAATACAGCACGATAGTAGTCAAACTGTGCTGCTGGGAATAACTCATGTCGTTGATTCATTTCATTTGCATGAAGTATAGTATCTTCGAAGTTCGTAAACCCACGGTTAACAATATACGCATTGTATTGTTTTTCAATTAATTCTGGATTGTCGTTGTCTTTGATTATGTCTGCTTTAGTAAAAGATACAGCATTCATAAAATCAAATGGATTATAATCACCCTTTGCCATTTTGTATTTCCTCTATTCCTATGAGTATCTCATTAAAGTCTTTAGCGCAAGTTGCGCACATTTTGACTTCCGCTTCGCCATCTGATGCTTGGTACTTTAGAGTGTATTCTTCACCTCCTTCAATACGCTCACTACAGTTAAAGCAATCATATGATTTGCGAAAATCAATTTTCATTAGAGATACTCAGATTCAATCATAACTTCTGTTAGAAAAGCAACCATGTTAATCTCTTGGTCAGCTACAAAGTTACTCTTATACATATAGTCGGCTATGGTGACTACAAATCCTGGTAATGTTTTAAACTCTACTCGTTCAGATGATGCATCGTATATTCTACGAAACATTTCATTCATGTCTTGGTCTGAGTTTCTTGCTACCCATTTACGCATATTAGTAAAGTCTTTCGCTTTGAGTAAGTTAAATAACTCATCAATGCTTTCTTGTTTTAGATTTACAAATATACCTTCGTCAATTTTACCTGAAGCTGCATAAGATTGTAGTTCAGTTAATACTCTACGAAAGTCTGGGAAGTGTTTTTCAATAACTTTTGCTACAACTGCTTTATCGTAGTTAACATTCTCATTCTCAAGAATATTAATAACTCGTTTAAAGAATTGCATAGCAAGAGCTGGACGCTCTGTCTGTTCAATAGAGAAATCTACTTCAGATAACCTTGAACGGAGTGGAGCAATAATTCTGTTCTTAAAATTACAAGTAAATATAAATCCACAGTTCGCTGAATATTCTTCAATAAAATTACGAAGAGCAGGTTGTACATTAGCTGCACTAAGATAATCTGCTTCGTCAAAGATTACATATTTTCTGCCACCACTAAGGGAAACAGCACTTGCATAAGTTGAGATGTCATATCGAAGAGTGTCGATATTCACATTAAGGGAACCATTTTTAACGATATAGTCACAGCCCATTTCATCGAGCATAGCTTTAGCGATCGTAGTTTTACCTACTCCTGGTCCGCCGGTTAGTAATAAGTTTGGTACGTTTTCGTCGTTTACAAATTTACGAAACGTGTTTTTCATTTTGTCTGGTAAGATTGTGTCGTCTATAGATTGTGGACGATACTTTTCTACCCAGAGTACTTCATTTGTTTTGTGTTGCATAGGTCACCAATATCATAATATAAAAAATTAAAAGCGGGGATAAGCGTAAGCTGTATCCCCTGTTCTCGAGAAAGAGAGTTGGTCTAGTCAACCAACTTGTCAGCTAATTCACCAGCTGCTGGCATAGCTACATCCACTTCACCGTCCGCACCTTGTGGAGCTTCTTGTTGTGGCATGTTTTGTCTTAGGTAAGCTTCGAGCTTATTCCTTAACATTCCTACACCTGCTAGTTCATTACCTTGAAACCCGCCTCTTGTTGACACTACGTCAATAAGTTGCAGGATTGTTGAGAGGTCGTTCATATTGATTACGACTTCTTCTTGCTGTTGCTGGCCACCGAAGTTGCCTTGTACTGCGTCATTCATAGTTTCACCTATCCTTTATTATATGTTGACTTTGAATCTATTGCCACAAAGTAAGTGACGTTATCCCCTTTGAATTCTGAGATACCTTTTGAACAAATGGTAACCTCATAATCCATCGGCATTAGCTTCAAGTTATCAGTTTTAATGATGACTTTAAACTCATCGTCAGTTTCACCAATTTCAACACCAAAGTCATCTGTGTTGTCGTTAGCGCTGTCGATTGCTTTCAGAGTACATTTGCCGTTTTCACCTACAAATGCAATCTCTGTGAACTGAAGAACTCCTGCCGCTTTAAGTACTGAGGAAAGGTCACTTTCCGTTACACTTACTACGACGTCTTCAGATGGTATATTTATATCTTTTTCGGGCGGAGTGTGAATCATAGAGATGTCTGCGTAGACATACTTGGTTCGCCTCTTACCTTCTGAGATAGTAAAATACTTATCGCCAAACTCAACGTCTGGGTCATTATATAAGCCTAGAATTGACAGGAATCTAGATAAATCATATACACAAGCTTCGCTTGGTATTTCATCTGGGATTTCTGCAATTGCAATAAGCGTTTTTTCTGGAGTAATTGTCTTTAAGATATTACCGGGCTTCATCTGAATAGATTTGTTGATTGCGGTAAAGGACTTAAGGACACTCAAGGTTTCGTTAGAAAATTTCATAATATAAATTTCTCCTAGTTTATGAAAGGTTATTATAACACATTAGTGTGCATTTGTCAACCATTTTTGTAACTCTTTTTAGAAGAGGTACTATCTGCGGTTGCTGTTACTCCAAGCTCTGCAATGGAACCCATACCACCTTTAAAGATATATGTTCCTGTATGGTTTAGTTGCATCCAAGGACACATCCAAACTTTCAGACCCGCTTTGCGGGCTTGCTTACAGAAGAAATAATCTTCTGATAAGTAACGCTTAGAATCTGGGTCGATAACACAATCAAAGAAAGCTGTAATCTCTCTTGTGCCATCAAATTGTTCTGTTCTGACATGGTCTGGTAGATATGATAACTCAGGATATGCATCACGATATTTCTCAAATGCTTCTCTACTGATTAACATAAATCCAGTTCCTGCTTCTTGTACTTCAACAGGTTCACTCAATTTAAATTGTTGCATACCTTTAACTGGGTTGAATACAAAGTCTGATGTAAATCTTTCTAGTTCAAATGGATTCTCATCACTCTTGCCCATTTGAGCTGCCTTAGCTACTTTTTCCCATGCAATTGTTTTCTTAGGATAAGGTCCAGTTACAATAGGATATTCTTCAGGGTCTTGTAAATGTACACCAAGTAATGCTAAAGCATCACGAGGGTTAAATGCAACGTCTGCATCAATGAATAATAGATGAGAACAATCTGAACGCATGAATTCGTCTACTATATAGTTCCTAGCACGTTGTACAAGGCTCTCATTGAAAAGGAAATAGTATTTTAATGGGATACCATGAGTAGCACATAACATGCTTAGATCGTTGGTAGCCTTCGTGTAAAGGCCTGTTGCTTGACCACCATACATTGGTGTGCCAACAAAAATACTATGTTTTCTTAGTTCTTCTGTTTTGATTTCAATTTTCATATTTGCTCCAAATCGTTTTCTGCTCTTACGATCGCTTGTAATCTGAGTACATCAGCTAAGACATCCCAAGAGCTATCGTGCGCTTTAAATATTTTATCCCATTTTTCTGAATCGGCAATAGGTGTAAATCCGTTTTGTTTATTTTCAAAGTTAAACTTAGCATCAATATAAGTTCTCATATCACGCACCATATAGTACTTCAAATAGTTATAGAGATGTGCTTTACGGCCTTGACTATCAAATAGTCTTGTAATAATAATTGGGTCAAAAGCATTTCCTCGAGTCCACCAATGGCCGATGTTTTCGTCAACAACTAAATTGTGAAAGTTGGATACAAACTCTTTTACTGTAAGGTCTTGCTGTGATGGTTTAACTTTATCACGAACTTCTTTAGATTGCTCTTGCCAAAACTTAATAACATCTTCTTCAATGTTATATCCATAGTCTTTGACTTGTTCTGCAACATTAAGTTTAAAGCGTCGAGTCTTGTTAATGTCTGCAGGTGTATAAGGATTGGTTGTAAAATTATCCCAATCAAAAATCATTACAGAACAATCGACGACTGCACATGTTGTAGGTTCAGTCCCCATTGTTTCAAAGTCAAGTACTAAATGTTTTTTCATGTCATAAACTCAGTTATATCTATAGATGAATGGCTATCACGAATAC